CCATCGGTTCAAATTGACCAACTTGAATCTTGACTGATTTTGAAACGGAGACTTCGATGATTTTCATATATTTCCTTTAACTCTTAAATAGGTATCGGCAGAATAGGCGAGGTCGGCGAGGTCGCGGTCGGTCATTGAGTTGATGATATTGTCGTTCAGAATTCTCATTTCTCCGCCCCGCCTTTTGTATTCGGCGATGGCGTTGGACATATCAACCAAAAGCATTTCCATTGTAAGGTTGTCTTGTTTTTCTTCGGGGAGTTCGTTGTAGGATACGGCTTTCATATTCGTTCCACTTTAGAATTTATATACTTTTTCCATCCGGCGATGAATTCCTTGACGGTCTTCTGGCCTTCTTTTTTGGCGAACTCCATAAAGATTTCCATAATCCTTTTCACTTGTTTGGGTGTGTAAGTCATATATTTTATTACATATTTAACGATTGGAATTTTTCCCAATAAGGACAAGATTCACTCGGCGTCCCCGTATTATACCGACATACTGATTGGGCAAGTGTGTAGCGACTAAGATTATCTTTGAACCAATCAATGACTTCTTTCTCGACCTCTTTTTTGGTTTTGTAGCACTTCCACGAGAAGGTGCTTTGTGAGAATCCATATCCATTGACTAAACCCTTATTTTTGCAACTATCGTTTTTTCCTCCGCTCGATTCAAGCATCTGAATCCTGGGAAGTATATCCGCCATCTCCCCAGAGGTGGGGGCGAAGACCGGTCTAGTGGCCTCCGCCGCCTCTGGTTGTTCGGTGGATTCCGTTGAGTAAGATGTCGCCTTATCAACCGAATCGCCGGAACTTTTTATTTCAATCGTTTGTCTTTGTAAGTGTTCTTGCCACACTTGGCTCTCTTCTTTCTTTAATTCCGTGAATGCGAGCGTGGCATACATTACGGAAGCCCCAATTGTGATTGACAGAATTACTATTACTGCCAATCTGCACTTCCCCCACACCTTCTGTATGATACGCATTTGAGTTTTGCAACTCACCCTATTGCGTTAATTATTGATTGATTGGTGTCACCGTAATCGGTGTTCCTTCTGGAGAAACCTTCTTGGTTACGAAGTCGGGTTGGATTGGGCCATCGGCGATTTGAACTTCTGCTGCGTCCGCGATTTCGATTGTTCCTCCCGCCTGCGTGGTTATTTTTACATCCATCTTTTTTACTTAGTAATTAAACGGATTTTGTTAATCTTATAGAACTCTGACCCAAGATTTGTTCCTCCGCCTTCAAGTTCTTCTAAAAAGAACTCTATCTCTCGGATGACTTGAGTTTCGGTGGCGGAATTTTTGAACTCGGCTTCTATTGTGATGTAAATTTTTGCTTTTTTATTTGGCATAGCTTTAGTTTAGCAGATAGCAAATAAGTTGTCAAGTGTTATTACGCCTCAACCTGTTAATAACTTTCCGTACACCTTCCCCAGATAAGCCAAAAAGCTTCCCAATCTTGCGATAAGAAAGCCCTTTTTTGCGATATTCCATCATCTTTTTGTCTCTATTTTCCCTTGTTTTTTTCCAATCCATACTGCCATTATAGCAAATGAGTTGTCTTTGTCAAGCTTTCATCTCCCGCCAAATCCGGCGGTAGTCTATTTCGGTGCAACCCTTCTTTCTCAAATAGGTTATCACTTTGCTTATGGTGAAGTCCTTACAGCTGAAAAGGTCAAGATTGAATCCCACTCGGTTTCCTTTTTCAAAAGTATGGATGCAGATGTTTGAAAATTCTATGAAGATAAATCCGCTAACGCCAGGGTTATACTCTGCTCCTTTGACGGCAAAAGGTTTTGAGATGGGAAACATCTTGGCGATTCCGCAGATGTCGAGGAGCATTTTCTTGATTTCCTTTTTGGTTAGTTTCGGTGAAAGGCAGTCCACGATTAAGTGGGGAGCGTAAATTGGTTTCATTGTTTTCCGTAAAGTTTAAGAGTGGCTAGATCCATCTTGGTATAATCCAAGTCAACATTTCCGTTGACCCCCGCTATCCGACCACGACTGCTGTATTGCCAAATGGCGTAAAATGGCCACCACTTGTAAGAGGGCGAGCCGATAGCATAGGGAAGATTCAGACCGTAATTCGCAATCCAAAGTCCGTTGTCATTGTTCACCACTGGCATCCAGTTGAACGACTTGCAGGTTGAGGAGTTAATGTAGAGCATCGGTTTGAATCCGACTTGTTTCTCGACTTCCTGAAGGAAGGTCAGACACCAATCCACCGGATAGGGCAGGTGAATCTCATAGTCCAGAGCCAGAAACTCTCCTTGCTGGATGTCGCCCACCGTTTTCACGAAGTGAGTCGCTTCCTGAACAGGGTCGGCTCCGATGGCGTAGTGGTAATATCCCAAAAGGATGTTGTTCGCCCTCGCTTTCGTCTTGTTAGTTTGGAACATTTGGTCTAAACCCACTATCCCCTGCGAAGCCTTGAGGATAGCGAAGTCAGTTTTGACAACAGACCAGTTGATGTTCCCCTGCCAATGTGAAATGTCGATGCCTTTCATAATTTTTTAGTTGAACCTTTTAGAGCGTGCCGCTAACTTCTCGTTCTTGTACTTGACCGGTTGGTGTTTGGTATAGCTTATAATAAGGCAAGCCAGAAACGCAAGCACCAATAGTCCGATGACCGCTAGGATAGCTCCGGTAAACCATCCGTACTTATCCTTTGGGTCATTGTAAAAGATACTCGTATTGTTTATTCCTAACTTTCGAGATTCTTCAGCTAGGAACATTACAATTTATCCCCTACTGATAGCACCGAGAAGGGGCGGACACGCAAAAGCTGTGTCCCTCGGTGCTATTAGTCGGGAGGCAAGGGGGGTTAGCCTTGCCTCAGAGGGAGGTCATAGAGGCACTGTTGCGAGCCAGAGGTTGTGATTCGCAACAGCGAGAACTTCGAGGGATTTCCCTAATCTGTCCGCTTTCTTAAAATCGAAAGCGTCCATCGCCTGTTTGCGTTCCAGCGTCATCTCTAAAGTCAGCTCTTCGAGACTCCGCCGCCTCCGGTCGATTTTTCTTTTGATGTTTTCCATTTCGCCTCCGTGCCACCAAATTGGGGCATCCGTTGTGGGCATCCTGCCGTTTGCATTTTTTGTGGAACATCTCTTGGCTTACCCATTTGCGGTGTTTTTTGCACCACATTAGACACGCTCCGACCAGACCATCTGGGCATTGCGGTACGGGCAGGGGATTTTTTTCATATCCCAGCCATGGGTTTCCTGCTTGCAGGTTTCACAAAGCCTTTTTTCGGATATAACGCATCCGACCACTTTGTTGTTCTTGCCAGAAACGAGAATTTCGGACATCTTGACCTCCTATTGGATTTGGTTAATCCCTAAACTTTTTTCAGCTCTCTCCAATAAATCAGGGCGGCTCCGATTACGACCAGAATAATTCCGGTCACTAAGTCGTGGGACTCGACAAAGGTAATCCCTGTCGTCAACGCCCCCACCGAGAGGGCGAGAAGAGTCCCTTGAACTGTGGCATTGTCCATTTTATTATATTACAATTTAGATGGTAAACCAACAGACTTGAGTATGAAGTAAAGCGTAGCCATAGCAAAGAGGACTAGGATAGCAATGATAAACTTTTCCAGCCTTCCCAGATTTTAACCAACCATTAGAATAAATTAGTATACTCACGAGTAGGCTTCTTACGAGTAGACTATTTGTCTAGGAAAAGCATCACACAACCCACAATCGCCACAACTCCACCAGCCATCAAGAGAATACTTCCCAATCCAAATATAGGGGCAATCATCATCATTACAATCCCAGTCAAGCATATTTTAAGACCCATTTTTTCCACCTCCCTCCGAAAACTTTGCTACCACATTAGCACTGAGATACATTCCCATCACCACTTCCACGAAGCTGACGAACATATCGGTTGCTATTTTTCCCACCATCGCAAGGGCGAACATTGTCGCCAAAAGCAGAACGGTTAGGACAAACTTACGACCACCAATTGTTTCCATAATTATTTATGTTAACAAGTTAATTATAACTCCAATTGCAATGCTCAAAAGTATTCCTGTAATCAAAACATTCCGCCAGAATCTAAACTGTTCGGCATCGGCGAATTTGGTTCACGATGCCTGTGATTAAATCTGTGTGTTCCACTAGTTCGATTCCTGTTCCCAACGCTCCGATAGCGAGCGCGAGAAGTGTTCCTTGAATAGTTGCGTCTGTCATATTATTTATTGATTATTGATTGATTGACGTGTTCCTTTAACTGAATTTTGATGCTTCCAATGTCGTTGAGATAGATATAGACGATTAACGCCATAACAATCCCGATGACGCTGAATATCCCGATAACCCATGACTTCCAATTTTCAAGATTTACCACCCGCTTGTCATTGCTGTCAATAAAACTATCCATTTTATTCAGAATGACTGTGTGAAAAGACTCAAGGTCTCTCTTAATCTCGGAGTCCTGTTTTTTTTGGTCTTCGACGTGGGTATCTAGTGTTTTCGTGAGTGCCGCCAGATTGTCTGATTGCTTTTGCATTTCAAGATTCGTTTTATTGATGAAAGATAGTGTTTCGTTTGCGGGTATACGGTCTTTGAAATCTGTTTTAAGTTCGTCAATCTTTTTAGAATGACAATCCACGTCCCGCTTTATTAGTACTATTTCTTTCTCCTGCTGTTCCATTGACTTTATGTTTTCTTAAACCATTTAATTTATCATATTCTCCGTGGCACTTTGGGCATAATCTAAGATAATCTTTCAGAACTCTTCTATATTTATGGTCAATGTTTGCCCAATGCATTATGTGCTTTTCTTCTCCGCATATTTCGCAAACCATCGAAGCTCCTCTCCACTTTCTAATCCAAATGTGTTTAGACCTATATCCCGCTTCATCGCCTTTCCATTTCCAGCTTTTATCGTTAGCGTGAGCCAAAGATAATTTCAATCTTGTTTCCTCTGAATGTGTATGCCCCTTGAAGAAATTATGTCTTCCCTCGAGCATTCTTTTTTGTTGTCCAATCCTTATATTTTCTCTTGCTTTTTCAGTCTGTTTATATGCCCCTTTCATACCCTTATTCCAAGCCACTTGTCCTAGATGAGATTTTCTTAGTTTTTCTATTGTTTCTGGTGTATGTTTTTTACCAGACATACCGCCCTTTTTTACTCTCTTGTATACTCCTATTGGCATAGTTTTTAACAAAAAAGGACGTACACGCTTAGCAGGATGTACGCCCATCTTTGTTGCTAAGCTGATTATGCGTACATTCTACTAAATTTTTGCCAATTCGTCAACGTTTTATCAATGGGATTTGTTCGATACCTTCCATCAGTTTAAAATCCAAATTAGTAGGAAATAGACTACTGCGACCCCGACGGCTCCTGCGATTATCCCTTGCGCTCTATACATCCATTTTTGTTTTTGCTCCCAAAAAAGTATGTTTTTTAATTGGGGTCTATAATCTCGTTTATTGTTTTTTTTCATATTATTGTTTTTATAATTAAGTGTCCGTGCCTAAAAATAGTTTCGGAGACTGGAGCTGACGCCCAAATTGTCACATAAAGAAGTATCATAATCCGTTTATTGCCCCAGGCACACGAGTTCTCCTGTAAAAATGCAAGTTATTTATAGTGGGAGTGGGAGACGGTGTCGGGAATTGAAATACATAGCCATTGGTCATTGGAGTAGGCAAATCTGGATAGTTGGTTGCATAGTTGCCAAGTCCAAATACACTATTAAAAGCCAAATTTGCAATATCAGTTTTGCAATTATCATAAAAGCTTCCATATTTCACAAAGGGATAGGGACTGCCCCATCCTCTGCCACTCCCTGTCCAGGCACTCCCATTCCAGTCATATATAGAGGGGGCAGTTCCATAACAGAGAAGGGTGTTTCCACTGTAATCGGCTATATATTGAACACCCGTGACATACATAAAAGTACCATTTTCTGTATACATCTCAATATAGTTTGTCGTCCCTCCCGGTACTGCCGGGAAATTTGCCATTGGCATATTTTTAGTCCGTTATACTATTTATAAAACCAGAAATAGTTATAACATTGGCCGTCCCAGCAAATGCCTTAACAACCATTGAATTTTGCAAAATAAGTCCAGGGACAATAAGTTGAAGTCCTGATTTTGAGGCTAGAACTACAATTATATTCTGGTCGGGAACGCTCGCTCCCCCAAATTCAATAGTCAGCTGAACTGCCCCGGTATGACCGTTGTAGGCATATAACCAAACTTCATCAAACGTTCCCGCCGTTGTTCCGGAAACGGCTGTATGAATGGTTGTCCCGGCGGTTGCCGTTTCAACAACCTTAATTGGTTTTCCGTCTGTGCTGCCTGATAATTTTCGCTTGACTGCTGTTGCCATTTTTTTATCTTTAATTGATTATGAGAATACCTGCATTACTAGAAAATCCCCTCCGCCGCCACCTGATGGTGTTTGCCAAGAGCAAGTACCATCTCCATCTTCTCGTAAGAATTTAGTTCCTCCTGATTCACCGGTAGAAAGAACTGCCGTTCCTTCAGTTGTCGGTGCGGACATCATAGCGTGTTTATGGTCTCTGCGCGCGGAAACGACAGCCGAACCAGTTGCAGCTGCGTCTCCATATGCCTGTGTACTTGGAACAGTCGCATCAAATAACGCTTTGTTAGCGTAAACCGTTTCTCCATTCGCTATTCCAACAACATTTACAAGTCCTGCGGCTGGTGCGGTAGCTTGAAGAAGCAATCCGTGATTTGTCGTGTTGGCGTTTAAGTTGGTGTTATTATCGGGTGTGGCGAAAGCGTCTAACTTTGTTGCGGCGATTGAAGTATTAGCGGCGTTATCTCCACTATTAGTCCCACTGGTATTTCCTAAAATAGTTCCTTCTGCGGTTGTGATTAAACGACTACCTGCGACTTTATCAACTTTATCTCCTAGAGCCGTAAGTCCAGCGAGTCCCCCAGCTGGGACAGCGAGTCCGTCTTTGAGAGTCTTTGAATTCGCTCCGTTCCATTGAGGGATGTAAGAATCGGTATTGGTGGCTGGTGCAACAACATCTCCACTACCTCCGCCACTTGTAATTGTGATTTTAGTAGCGTCATTTCCTGCGTCATCCGTTGCGGTGACTCCTGATCCTGCAAAGTTTAGATTAGTTCTTGCAGTGAGAGGAGTTCCTTCGTCTTCTATGGTGTGGCCAGAAGTTCCAGCGGGTCCTTGGGGTCCTGTCGCTCCGTCAGCTCCAGCGGCACCCGTGTTGCCTTTATTCGCCAAAACTTGCCATTTAGTTGTGTCAGTCGGCAAAGTCCCTGCGGCGGCATCCACAAACATCACATAGGATGATCCATTGTAATCAACGGAATCTCCCACTGCGTAGTCTGTCCCAGCGGCATAAGCACCTTTCGGAACAAGTCCTGAAGGGATATTAACTGGGGTATTTTGGTTAAGTAGAAATACTTTTTTTATAGACATAGTTTTAGCCGTAAGTTAGCGTAGCGTAGTCGTCCGCCACATTATCAAAATTAGAATTAGAATCCGCAAAGAGTTCATTCCCTGATGAATCAACTCGTGAAACTCTCCAAACAGCTCCGGATGTCTCCGATCCGATTGTCGCTTCGCAGATGTAGGTATATCCTCCAGCGGTGTATATTCGAGAGGTCAAATCTTCGGTCACCACGCTAACCAAGTTAGTTCCGTCAGAAGCATAAAGACGAACCTTCTTTACTCCGAAAGTTTTGTCGTGTTCTTCTCTTTCTATGTCCGAGACAGCTGTGCATCCTGATGGCATATGATTAAATGTTATATTTGATTAAACTGCGACGAAGAACCCAATAATTTACCCTTATCTCTCTCGCCAAATTTTTCATACTATATTTTTTGTTTTTGTAAATATAAAACTTACAATGTCTAGTGTTGTTATTTTGTTCTAATCTTGTCGCCCATTTGCAGTTTTCTTTGCAGTAGTTTCCATTATTGTCGATTCTTTCAAGTGTCATTCCCTTCGGTTTGTCTCCCATATCTCTATAGAAATTTTCAAACTTTTTCCAATCATCACTATACTTGATTCCCCTTCCGCCATAATTTTTATAATCTTTATATTTTTTCTTATCGCACCTATCCTTCATATGGCACCACGAATCATAAATAGATGTCCTACTCATCCTGTGTGTGTATCTACTTAATTCAAGATTTTTATTCTTATGGCAACCGCAAGAAACAGTCTTTCCTGTATAAACAGAATCGGTTCTTATAACCTTTTCTTTCCCACAATCACACCTAAAAAGCCAAAAGGAATGTTTATCTTTTCTGGCAAACTTCAATGCCGTTAAAAATCCGTATTTATTATTTTCTATAATTGTGCAATTACTCATAGTATTTTGACTTTTCCTTATTAAGTAATTCTTGTTTTCTTTGGATTTCTTCTTCCTGTCTCAAAAGCTGGATGTGCATATAAATCTTATCGAGCCTTGATACTCCGTGCGGGTTTCCCAGATTGATGTCCATTTTCTGCAAGGAATCAGCGTCTGGAAGGTAGTCAGCCATTTCTTGAATCTTTGCCATTGTGTCGGGGTTGAACATATCGTTCTTTAGTCCCAGATAGGAAAGAAATTCTATGTTCTTCAAATTGATTCCAGCGTCAAGAAACTCTTGGGGAAGGGATTGCGGTTGTGGTTCTGGTGGAGTTTCTACTCTTGGTTGGATAATGTTTTCGTTCATTTGGCTAGTTGGTTAATTTGTCTTTGGGTGGTTAAGTCTTTCTTTGGTTGTTGATAGGTGAAATGATATTTTTTGAATATCTGTGTTTTTATGAGGTCTTTGGCCTTGGTAATTATATCCGCCTTAGCCGTTGAATCCATTGCCTTGTATCTTTGGTCTTCGGTGACTTTTTTTAGTTTTGCGGAAACCAATTTGTTATATTCGTCATTGGCTTGTTGAAACTTGGTATCACCCACTTTTGATTTGAATTGCAACAATTCTTTACCAGAACTTTGATTCCAGTCGGTTGAAGTCGCTTGATAAGTATTAGTGTTAACACCAAGTCCATCTAGGATAACACCAAGCACAGCCTCTGCTGATTTATCGTCTTTTAATTGAATCATATTTTGAATGGTAATTGGAGTGAATGCTCCATACAATGTTCCGCCTAGTGTGGGTTTTTGTCCCATTATATTTTTTCCTTTGAGCCAACTTATCAAGGCACTCACTGGAGGTGTGGTTTTACCAGTCATAAAATTTAGGAGAACATCAAATCTCGAAGTTTGCCCTATCTTTGAGCCGAGTTCTGATTTTACCCCAGTCGAAGTGCTTTTGGTCATTCCGGTTATTTGTCTTGCGGCTAAAACTATCAATGAACCCGCACCACCGGTATAGTCAAATGTTGTATTTCCCACTTTAATCTTTCCAAAATTAGTGCTGGTTGGGTCTAATTCCGCACTTCCTGGTTTAATGGCATTGGCAACCATCATTAGGGTCGCAGTTTCTCCAATTATTTTTGCAAAGTTTTTAGCCGCCTCTTTTTTAGCTAGTCCAGTTTCAAGACCATAACCAAAAGTGTGTCCCGTTAGAACATCCCAGTTCGCCTTTAACATCCTAGGAGCCCAAAATATAAGTTTAACCGCAGGAGATTCTCCAACTCTACCAAGTTTCCCTCTTGCAGTGAGAGCGTTTATCATTGTTCCCAGGTCTTGAACTTGCACCTTGTCCATTTTTACCCCATTTCCCTCTGCCCGACTTGCCAACATATCAAACAAATCAATTCTTGAACGAATAGCACTTCCCGTGAAAGCATCATCCGCCGCTTTGAAAATTCTACCAAATCCAGGAATTTTACCCGGAAGTGATGTCGGGAATTGCTCCTCTGTTCTGGGTAAAAGCTTTGCCGTTGTGTATTCTCCGTTTATAAATCTTTTTCTTGAATATACATCTGCCCACAAAGCATCCTTAGCGTTTTTTCCTCCGAGTGTTTTATAAATATCTTGAAAAGACTTTCCCGCCATATCCCACCAAACTGTCGGATGTGTCATAAGCGTATGAAGTCCCTGTCTTCCGAGAAAGCTGTTATCAAAAGTCGCTACAATTGAAACGGAGTTATCCCTAACTACGTTAATTGCTTTATTTAGCAAATCTCCAACCGCGCGGGGTTTGTTTTCTCCCCAAGTCTGTTTAGTGTCTTGCCACGCTGATTTCAGCATATCCTTAACCGACATTCCTTCTCCCTTTAATGCACTGACATAATTTTCCGAAACGACCTTTGATGCTCCATATTCTAGTGCTGATTTTTGTTGTGCGGGTGTTCTATCTACCTTTGGAATATCCAGTTCCTTCGCGTATTTTGTTTTGAGATCGTCAACTTTCGTCTGTAGATCAAAAATAGTTTTTCCCTGTTCTTGGGTTATTCTTGTTCCCATTTTCGCCTCCGCCAAATCAGCAAGGAATTGTTCGTTTTCTTTGGGACTGAAAATTCTTTCTGATTGTTTGGTCTGGAATTCTTTGAATAGTTTTTCCATTTCAGCCTTTTTAGTGGGATCGTATCTTCCGATTTCTCCAATTTTGCTCGCCCAGTTTTTTATTCCCTGCAACTTATTTTTCAATACAAGCTTCTTTTCAAATAAAAGGTTCACATCTTTGGCGTTTTCTCCAGCGTATGTTTCAAATAGTTTCGTCCGTTCTTCCGTAGTCATATTCAAAAGGTCGGGAATATTTATATTCTTTGACTTTAGTGCCTCCTTGAAAGCTATTACTTTTTCCGGTATCAAACAAAACGCCATATTATTTGCACACGATGGTTTCTAAAAATTTATTCCAATTCAGTTCTTCCTTGGGTATGTTTATTTTTTTAGTCTCTGCGATTAGTGAATTTTTAACTTTGGTTACTTTTTCCGATCCACCAGCCTTTTCGATGAAAGACTTTTTAATATCCGTCATCTTTGATAGTGCGGAATCAGGGTTTAATCTAGCGAGTGCCTGGTTTTCCTGACCCATTCCAGTTGATTCTCCGACCAACTTTGATTCATTGGCTAATCTCCAAATCATATTAGCGTCTTTTGTGGCGGTTGCGTGTTCATTCATCGCAACGAAAACATCTCTATCCAAAAGTCCGGCAGGAGCTTTCTTTTCTCCCATCGCTACTTTTACAGCCTCGTCATAGTTATTCAGGACATAATCAGTCGCTTTAGTTGCTTGCTCTTTGTTGATAACTTTGTCATATTCGGGCAAGTCTCTGAAATTTTTATCAAATCCATAAATCATTTTATCCCTGACCGCTTTTGATTTCACTGTCTTTGCTAGTCCTGCCGTTCCGGTGGTTGATTGATAAGTCAATTCTGGACTCTTTATCTTCCCTCCTTCTTGTGGGGGGAGTGCATCTGCGTAGGTAACAACATCTTTTCCATTAAACTTTGTGGTCTTATCTGTTTCGGAAAGGACAATTCCTTTATAACCAGCATCCCTCGATGCATTTATAAGTGCATCTTGTTCTCCCTTGGCAGAATGATTTGGGAGTCCGTTTTCCGTTCTGGAAATCATTGTATTTACCTTGTCTTTCCCCAATATATCTTCAAGCTGTTTTCGTTGTTCTGGTATTCTTGTGTCCAAATAATCACTAGGAGCGATTGTTTTTTCTCTAACCTTTCCACCATCTGCGAATTGTGAAGAAAATTCTTTATTCGGAGTGGAAAAACCAGTTTCTGCTTTACCCGAATTATACACTTTTATGGTGGGTTTTTCTGATGGTATTGTGCCGGTTTCGGGTTTTGGGGGCTCTACGGGCATTGTAGGGGCTTCAGAAGCGATTGTGGGGTTGGCCTCTCGTCCAGCCATTAAATCCTTAACCGCCATATCAGTTGAAACTCCTTGACCGAGATGAACCTTCAATGTCGAAAGTTCTTCTTTGGTTAATGGGCTTCCCAGTTTTTCTTCGGCTTGCTTTAGTGCATCAGGAAGAAGTTTTGAAACTTTAGCACTTTTGAAAAGTCCTTCGAGAAATCCACCTCCGACTGAAAGGGCGGGTTGCATCACTGCACCAGTCGCCGCCGAAGTTCCGATTGTTTTTGCCAGTTCTGTGCCTGATTGTTTTTGTTGCATTCCCTGTCCCAGCCCTCCGAGTCCAAATTGAGTTAGACCTGCGACGGATTGTTCAGCTAAATACTTCAATCCAGCCTTTGAAGCGAAGAATTTAGCCAACGGAACGATGCCACCTTCTGTTTTAGCCAGTTCAAACGCCTTACTTGTCGTTCCAAAAGTCAGATAGTCAGCTAGTGTTCCGATTGCCTCTCCCGCGATTTGAGAATTGTCTTTATTAGCAAAGTCATAAGTGCTATTCACATTTTTTATAGATTCCTGTGTCGCGTCTTGGATATTTTTAATCGCTTTCGCCCTGTCTTCTGGTGAAATAGTTTTGCTTTCATTTAATGCTTTCAAAACATCCTGTTGGTTTTTAAGGTTCTGGGCGTTTATTTTGTCCATATCATTGCTCCCACCGAGTTGATATTGAACCGCTTGTGTTGCATCAGCCAAAAGATTAGCCGTCCCAAAAGAAAATGAGTGTCCTAAATCACTTGCCGACTGCACGGGATTTTTAGCGACTGTCTCTATAGCATTTCCCATTCTTCCGACCCAATTTGATGGAGCATTGGCTTGTTGTTGTAAAATTTGTGCATTTCTTTCCGCATTATAAACTGGTGGAGCGTTTTGTATTTCGGGAAGTGTTTTTCCAATCCCCAGAAAACTTTTTATCGCCTCAAAGGGATGAAAACCTTGTTGTTCTTGATTATATTGGTCAAGGGCGACTTGAGCTGTCTTAATATCTTTTTGCTTAAAGTAATCGGGATTAACTTGCCCCATTGCACTTCTAAAATTCATCGTCCCAGCCGAACCTCCCTGATTCACTTGTCCCATTGCTTCTTGAAAATTCATAATCCAAAATCTTTAGGATCACCGCCCATCATTCTTATATATTGAGCTTGGTCTTCGGGTGTTTGGTCATTCCAATCTGAAATTTGAGCTATCTGCGAGTTTATCTTGGCATTGATTTGATATTTTGTTTCGGCTACAGACGGGGTACTTTCTTGGTTCGCCTGATAAGATGTCATACCAATCTTAAACTTTTTAACATCTTCAGGACTCAACATTGAACCGAATGCCGCATCGAAATCACTTCCAGATATTCCAGTACCGCTTTTAATTGCCTGGTCTTTAGCCGACTGATAGGCTGAAAAGTCAACATATCCACCATCTCCTCGTTGAAGATTACCTCCAAAATTAGCAAGGGATTTCGCCGCAGTTGGTTTTCCCCTTGCCGCGATTTCAGATAAGGTATTTTTTGTATCCAAATTGAATTTCTTTAGTGCAAGGTCATTTTCAAATGCTTGTTGTTCTGCCGCCTGTTTTCTTTGAAGTTCCGTATTTTTGGCATTATACATATCCGCCAGAGAGTTTATCTGGTTGGTGTTAATCGCCGCCATATGAGCCGCCTGACCCGTAATAACTCCCATTGAGATGGGTTGATTCATTATCTTCACCTGATTTAGCTCGGCTTTGTTCTTAGCCTTTGCGATTGTAGAACCTAAAGCATCCACGCTCATTTTGGCGTAGTTAGGCGGTTCAGCGGTTGCTGATTTGGCTATGTTATCAGCCGAATATACGACCGATTTGGTCGGCTGCCCCGTCGGGTCAAGACCCGTTGTTATCGTTGGTTTTTTCGCCATCTTTTTCTTCCCCTTCGGGATTATTTAATATATTAGCTATTTCCATAAATTGTTCGATCTCGCCTCCCTTTAAATCGGTGCGGAGCAAAAATATCTTCAAATTATTAAGCTGTTCGGGTGTTAATAAGATGTTGATGACTTTCTTGACATCTGCCATATAATTTGCTAGAAGGAATTATGAAACAATTTATATATATCTTAATTGCACTTGCCGTTTTCGTCTTCGCTTTCTGTTTTTGCTTCCGCCAATGGGCTGATAAGGAGGTTTTCGTGCATCGTGTGTGTTTTCACCGCTATACCGCTCCTGCGATTCTGATTGATAAGGGTGCATACGATGCGGGTTGCCACTGGAAGCCCCTTGACCGACCAAATCTTGATGAACGCTGGAATACTTGTGAAAACTTCAATGTGGGCGACACCAATCCTCAATATCCAGAGGCGTCTTTTGAATGTGATTAACTGTGTTGATCCACTAAAACTCCACCGGCGAATCTAAAATATCTTTTTAATCCATTGTCGTCTGTGTATCCATAAGTGTGGTCAACGCCGGAATCTCCATCCACATCTATCCCCTCTTTAACATACAAAACCTTCCACTTCTTACTGCTTGTTCCCAAACTGACACTATTGTTGTTCAGGGGAACCAATGCTGAATCAAATATTAACTGTGCTGTCGTGTCGGCATAGATTCTTTGCGTACCATAAAATTCCACAACTGGTTTTCCTGAATAGGTCTTTGCCACCAATCTTGTTTTATTGCCACAGGATAATTTTACTTCCCCGCTCTCATTGTAAGCATCTAATCCCACTGATTTTCCTGACCCCCCCGATACGGTATAGCTGTAAAGTCTGGCGAGGGGCGATCCACCAGCATCTAAAAATGTGAAAACCCCACCGCTACTGATACTTATGTCTCCACTAAATAGTCCCGATGAGGCATTTATGGTTCCCGTTACTGAAAGTGTTTTTGCGCTTAAATCTAGTTGAAATATACCAGTATCATAAGTATTTCCCCCTCCCCACATCTTTCCACCTATCAGGGTGAACTGATTTGATCCAGAACCGATTGATAGTCTTTTTAGTCCAACAACCTGATCTCGGTTGAAATTCATATCCTTCGGTTGTATTTTTGTTGAAGTATATTGCATCAACTTATTTTTATATAGTCTACTACCGGCGTGGATGTGCCGCTGGTATTGAGCGTCATCTTTACCTGGAGCGTATTTACATCGCCAAGCGAGCCATCAAAATAAACAATCTGTCTTATTGAATCTATTATTGGTGTTTGGGTTATCCAACTGCCATCATTTATTTTTGTTTCTATTCCAATGCTAGTTCCGGCAGGAAGGGATGCGTATTTTATTTCTACATTCTGGTAATTTCCATAAGCGACGGGAGTAATTAGGTATCCTGAATATAAATTTGATGAAATATTATCCACACCCGTTCCTCCCGTAGCTTCATAGGAAACAAGGAGGTTGTCACCAACGGTTGTTATGCAACCGATTATTTCTCCCGTATTCAAGAGACTTGGGATATATCTTTTATGAATTGAACGAGGAAGTTCACTATTAAAATTAGTAATTGACCATATTCCAGCACTTCCAAAGAAAAGAGCTTGTCCCTTGTACTGAACACCACTCTGATGAGCACCAAAACCCCCCTGTGAGTCTGGCGTGGTTATTTCCCCCCTTAAAACTTTATCTTTGATAAGCTGAACGCCGTCATAAAAATACAAATTACCGGTTCCGCCACACTGCATATAAAGATTATTGTCGGCGGGTATAATTGTATTTATCCATCTTTCAGGAACATAATCTTCATAAGTCCACGAATCTGAATAGGTATCCCAAACCAAAACCATCGCGTTTGATTCTGAAGACCTAGAGTATGTACCAATTATAAGATTTCCCTTCCATTTTCCCAATGTGCTTGCCCTTTGTTCATAGGGTATGTCTAGTGCATTATCATTCCAAACAAAAGTTGATCCATTCCACCAAACCGAGGCTATATAATCCTGATCTCCAATATACAGTGTGAGATTTTGGACCACCATCGGTTTAAACATTGCATCTGCCCTGGTAAAAGTATGCTCATTTTCATACCAAGTATTGGTTCCATAATTATATCTGCCTAGCTTGTTTCCCGTTGCAAAAAAAACTTGACCATGATAATTACATGCTCCCAATATTCCTCCCGTCATACTGGTGAGTGTGTGAAATAAAGACCATCCCCCTGCACTTGTCCGCTTCCATACCTTCCCCGTGTGGCAGGAAAACCACAGAGTTTCGTCTCCCGTAATGGGAGCTACGCACTTAACAAGCTCAGTCACCGTTGATCCGCTTTCCTTGACCATTGAATTGCTCGCTAAAACCTGTCCGGGATAGGAATGAATATCCAATCCATAAATAGAATCGAATTTTTGGTCATCCCGACTACTTTTTCCCTCGCCTCGATAAAAATCACTATGTATTATTGGTTTCACCGGCATCTTTATCGTCTTTTATTGGTTTAGATAAAACTTGTTCTAGCCTGTCTATGGCGGGCTTATTTTTTAATCCTCCCGCCTTCAATCCTAAATCCATTAACTCTTGGATTATTTTTATATCTTGTTCATTTAATTCATACTTCATATTAAAATTTTAACAATTAAGCATTGGCAATCTTAGTTTCCGTTCCCGACGAACCCTTATAATATAATGCACCGCTTTTGGAATATATGTATCCTCCACCACTGGGAGTTCCCGCCGCTCCAACATTAACCGTATTTAACCAACCAGTTCTTATCATTTGTCCCGTTGCGTTTATCGCTTCTCCAACGAAAGTTCCTGAATGCAGGTCTATCCCCGTATAAATATTTTGATCCATCTTAATTCCAGTCCCCACTCCCGCAGTATAGGGTGTATAAATATGAATACCCACATCACTAAATCCGTAAATTCCCACACTTGTAGTGTATCCATTTATAAGACATCCCACAGTAGATAAATAAAATGGTTCTCCGTTTGGAAGACCGGTCCCTGCACCATCGACAATCTGCAAACCAGCCTTTCGGGGACTAACCCACCAAGATGGTCCCTCGTTTCCTACCAGATTATCCGTGTTTATCTCAATTCCAGAGTAAGCCACATTAGCCACATTGCCATCGGATGCCTGAACCCAGAGAGATGTATTAAATCCTGGGGTGCTAAATGTCCCATTGTACGCCGTTGCGACATGGATTCCATGAAAATTATAGCTTCCACCCGTTTCATTAAATCCCCTCACATCTAAAACGGTATACCCAGATGTCGATCCGGGAAGGAAATATCCCTCAAATTGGTAGGATGACTGGGGTGTACCAAACCTTCCTAGTGTTAGTGCCTTGTAATGATCTTGTAGTCCCAGTATTACTCCGCCATCCTCCCGAGGAGACGCCTCCGTTCCAAATGCACTGAAAATAAAGGATGGTTCGTCTATATTTCCACCCCCAACATACCATGTTTGTTTATCTGCACTTTCTAAAAGTTCGACATTGGTTAAGTCAATGCCCGCACCAATGGAATCATTAACATTTCCCACGGCTGTTTTAATGGCCGCAAGCGATGTATCTCCGGCACTATTTTGCGTTAAACCCGTTAGGGCTGATATATCTGCCATAATTTTATAAGTAAGAACAAGTGGCTCTAATTATCAACTTGGAGACATCGTTCTTGTTCAAAAGTGTTCCGGTGAAATTGTCCACTATTCTTGTATTAATATAATATGATGTTTTGGCGGTAATATTTAGTGTTTTATTTTTGGTCATCAGTGTACTCGAATATGTTACATTTGTTCCAACGACGAAGTGTAATGAGAAATCTGCATCACTTTCTGAATTATTCGCCGTTGATAGTGTTGTTTGGACATCCTGATATTGCGTCGCAACTCCCGCACTCCATTGAGCAACAACATTATATTCAGTTTTCCATACACCGATTGGAATAGAAATGGCTACCGCGCCTAAATTATACCATGTATTTTTGGGTTGGATTTACTTGGCTTCTTTGCGTTACATCAGTCACCTCCACTGTCCATTTCGTTGGGTTAAGGGGAAATCCAAAAGGAGATTTTTGAATCGAATAACAAGGATTAGTAATCGCTCCGCCCGCTAAGGTATAATCCGTTCCGCCATAAACCGTGACTGACGTGTTGGGTGCGCCGTAGGCAACCTTGGTGATTATGAAATACTTAGTCGCCGCCGCGTCAGTTAATCTTACTTTCATTCCCGCCGAATATTTAGTCGTCTTGTCTCCAGAAATGGTAAATACATAGGATGGTGCATCCACCGAAGAATAGGTCCAAGTTTCTGATGTTGCAATCCACCCAGAATATCCATCCCCATCTTTAATTAGTGTTCCTGATGTCCCATCAAATAATACTGGATTATTGCTAATAGCTGAACCTGGTCCGACCACATTTCCTCCCCCTGCTGATACGCCCCAAGTTCCATCTCCCCGTAAATATTGGGATTGAATACCGGGAAGTTTTGGACAGAATCCGTGCATACTATCTGAAGCATCATTGGTGGTGTTGTCAGTAAAAGTAAGGGTTCTATCTGTTTGATCTCCCGTGTTTGTCCCCGAAACAGAGGCATCTAATGGAACGGTTGGTGTCTTTCCGTTCGCGATAGTAAGAACTCCACTCGATGCGGGTTGCGTGATTGTAATCTTATTGATTGTGGTCGCCGTCGCATCACCCAAGACGGGTGTGATAAGGGTTGGCGAGTCTGCCGAAACCTTAGCATTAAGTGCGGTTTGAGTTGCAGTACTTATCGGCTTATTGACATCTGATGTGTTGTCAACATTGGAAAGACCCACCTGCGCCCTAGTAACTCCATGCGGGTTTGAAGTATCATCAATGTGGGATTCAATGGTCGTCATGTCAGCCTCAATTTCCGTGAGTTGCGTGTCGTTAGTGTTATCTATCGTATTGATAGCGTCCGTCCCCGCTATTCGGGTATAGCCTTTATTCAACGTACTCATATTGGTGTTCTATCCGTCCAATTAGTTGATAAATTATCTCTTTGCCACGGGTAGGCGGTTGCCTTCCAAGGATGGTAATTTTTAATCCATAGTCCGTATTCTAATGAATATTCCGATTGTGTGGGAACACTTCTATTATTCCAAGATGCTTCTGTTCCGTATCCAGAAATAGTTTCAGAAACAGAGTTTATAACATCGCTGTCGCTGTTTATCGCTGGTGAGTTAAATTGAGTTGTCCTTTTAGTCCAATTAGTCATAATTTACATCACGCGGATTAACCGAGTATTCTCTGTCTTGGTTTCGACTGCGATAATATTCTTTCATTTCGTTTTTTAATTTCTCCAAGTCGTTATCAATCGTCATTAACTTGTTCTGATTTCCGTCTACTGTAATGTATTTTTTCAGATAGTCTTTCGCCATTCCTAGCGCGATTCCGACTTGATAAGGTCTGGCAATATTCGGTTCGTCTGATGTCGCTGATAATTGCGTAGCAAGCGGTTCATAAAATATCTTTAATCCTCCCGTTATGGAGGCGGTGGGAATGGGATAAAGAAAAATTGAATTGTCGTAGGTATCCACGAATGGTTTGGATTGAGAGAAATTCTGCTGGATGGTTGTGGTGTCCGTGGGGATACTCATCTCGTTCACATCAAATCTATTGGCCACCTTCCAGTTGGTTCCGTCATAGGTGACTTCTATTCTTTTAATCTTAAAAATGTCAGTCGGAAAAACATATTCTTGCTGGTTGGCGACGGTATCGGCGGTGGCGATTTCTCCACCAATGTCCCAATCGTCCATTGCGGCGACAACCTCGCCCATTAAGATGTCATACCAAACATTAGCGGAAACCAAAGTATCGGCATCAGTGAATGTCGTGGAGTTTGTGTTGGTTAGGAATCTTGCGTAGCTCCGCAGTTGTGTAAGTGTCATATTATTGGTTATAAATTAGTGTTTCTCTAAATACTTGCCTGTTTTGGGGATTATATCCCAGTTTTCGGGTCAATTTAGCCCTATTCTCTTCCTCTATCGCCTTATACTTTTGTTTCATTTCCGAATTCCATCTCGTAGCGCCCTGTTTGTGCCAATACCAGCCAAAACCACTCATTACGATCTTCATTCCGAATTCGTCTCTGGCTCGAAGGAAAAGGTCAATGTCTTCCTGCCCTCCTCCTGCGAAGCAGGGGTCGTATATTCCTATTTTTTCTAGTATTGATTTCTTTGTGCAAATCAGCGAACCATCTTGCATTCTGTCTCCAAGTAAACCTCCCTCTGTCATCACTGGTCTTTGATAGTCTTTTAATTTCTTGCCCTCCAATTCTCTTTCAGTCGTTGAGCATATTCCAGTGATTGCTACGTTCTCAAACATTCCGAATGGTCTTTGCAGTTCCTTGATTGAATTGTCCTCGATCTCGATGTCGTTATTCGCACAAATCACGAATACATCCTCTTTCACGTTTTGAAATATCCAGTTGAATCCTCGGTTGCAAGTCCTTCCAAATCCCTGATTGGTCTTGTTAGTCAGCACGAGATCGGACTTTGCCATTACTTCGAGCGCTCCTTTGGCTTTCGGGAATTCTCCTGCGTCATCTACTGAAATCAGGAATACATCATTCTGCCGGAAACTCTTTATGGCATTATCGGCCAACTGAACCAGTTCCTCCGTTATCAACATCTGTGGCATAACGCAATAAATTTTCATTTGGTTTTTCTCCACTGATTGATAATTTTACACTCTGTATAAAATCCAACGAAAACTCTTTTAACAAATGATCGCATTCTTCCCCAATAGGAAGCCTTTTTACATCCACAAAACCCACATCTTGCATTAACTTCTTTATATAGTCGTACCATAATATGTTTCTATGAAAATCAAAATCGTGTGTTCCGTCTCCCAGAATCCCCCGTTTCATATATTCTTGTTCTTTTGGGGATGAGGTGAAAAATATGTTGACAATTCCCTCGAAATCTGGACAACTGAACTCAAACTTTCCTCCTGGTTTCAAAACTCTATAGGCTTCTTTTAGTATAAATTCCGTGTCTTTTATGTGTTCCAAAAACTCACAACTGTATATTTCTTCTATGCTGTTGTCTGCAAACTTCCAAGGCTTTGTTGCGTCGTTCCCATACCGAGCGTCCATATTGAAATATCCGTCTCTTGGTGTTTCTCCGCCTCCTAATTCGAGCCTCATAGCTTTTCCCAGCAAAATCTTATTCTTTTCCCTTCGTTGATCTGATTATGTTTCTTTAGGTCATATAGCATCTTGCAAAACTCCTCATCCCTATCTAGCTCAACGCCTTCATCTTCAAAGTATTCCGCTTTTATGTCTCGTCTCTCGACTACATTGAGGTTTTTTCGGCATCTATCCATAAACTCAACATCCACATACCCGTAATAACCGCTGAAATCCTCGTCATATCCGCCTATTCTCTCGAAATCGTCCTTATGGATCATGTAGCAAGCGTCGCTGTCTCTTAACCATTTCCGCCCAAATAAGTACATTTCTCCTTTCTTTTTGTCTATTTCCAGTATCTCATCAATCATTTCTTTCGTTATCAGGTGGTCTATGTCGGCGTATATCACCCAACCCTCCGCCTCCTTAAACCCCAGATTAGTTGCTCCTCCCGCATTCCAAGGAATATCATCTAAAACTCTGTAAACATCAGCTCCCCTTAACTTTCCGAGTGGCTCTTTTGCGTGGTCGTCCACGATTATCACTCTTGTTTGCGGGTGTTTTTCTTTTAGGATTCCTGGGAGTCTTTGCTTTTGGCCGTAATATGTGTAGAGGATTGATAAATTTTCCATATATTCTGAAATTAGCGACATCGCTGTATTCTTCCTGCCATCCCAAGTTTTGCATAAAAACCCTTAATGAGTCCTTGTTCCATTGTGAGTAATCATCGGCATCGGCTTCGGTGGGAACAACTATATAAACCGTATCAGCAATATTTTTAATGGCTTCAATCGCTTTGTCGGGATATTCAAGATGTTCGAGTGTGTCTCCCAGAAATACAGCATCATATTTTCCCTTAACATCATAAGCACTCATCACTTCGCAGGGAACGCCGTGTTCTTGGGCCAATCTAATCCCCTCTTCATCTGTATCTATTCCCTTCGCTCCTATTTTTGAGGTAATCAGACCGTCCCCGCATCCTATGTCTAAAACCTTCTTTTCTTTTATCCAATCAATCACCTTAAGAACATGGTCTCGGTAAGCGCTGGGTTGCTCAAACTGCTTCCAGTGGTAGTCGCCAAATTCTTTATATTTTATAAATTCAGGCATCTAATAAGTCGTTAATTGTAAATTCGTCTCCCACACGCATTAAATTCCACCAGTGAAGACTCTCTATTTGCTTCCCCATCCACGATCCCTTTTGGGTGTTGCAGAAGTCGAGTCCGCTTTCTTGGCACGCCCTTTTGATTCCATCTCCCTCGCGGTTCCAAGGTGCAAAGAACGCATTGATGGGCTTGCAAGACCCGACCATCCTTGTGGAATTCTCTCTCCAATATTCGAGGGATTTTTTAATGTCTTCGAGGCATTCTTCATAAGACAGGACGCTGTAATCTTTATGCTCCCATCCGTGAAGTCCTATTTCCAGATGCGGAGCGGTGGCTAGATAGTAAAATAATGCGTGATTCTGCCAAAGGTCTTTCATTAGAACCGCCGCCGTGTGAATCTTTCCTTCTTTTATAAATTGTTCGTGGAGTTTCTTGAATTGGTATGTGTTGGTAAAAACATTTACATCGTCATCCCGTATGAGTATTGAATTTGAACCAGGGGTGATTTCTGACATTGCCTTCATTTACTTTAACTTTTATATCTGGGAATTTACTCAATACGTAGGGAAAGGAAATCTGGTCTCTTGTGCTTCGCTTCATTTCTTCCCACCACGCTTCGTTGAATTCTTTTACTCTCGGGGTGTTTCTTCTCACCATTGTTCCGCATTCGTATAGTCCGGCGTGTTCGGGAAATCCTTGCGACCGGTAATAATCCACTTGCGGTTTTAGTTCTTCAATCCTCCCTGCGTCCGATTCTGCTTCTTCGTATATACAATCTCGGCAAGGATGCTTCCAGACTCCTATATCCGCGTCTCCTAAAAAATGTTCTATGAGTAATTCTTCTGGTACCTGTAAAAAGATATTCCCATCCAGCCAAACACTAATATCGTCATCTATAAACTTGTGAGCCAGAATTTTGTATTTCTTGGCTTCCATCACTCCTCCGTCTCCCGTGAAGCATTTTATATCGTCCCTAGGAGCGTCACGTTGCCCTGTAATGCACGTAAATATCATAGTGGGTATATTCCTCGTTTCATAAAATCTAGGTCCTCCTGCTGGTAATCTCGCTTTCCTGCCTTAATTTCTTTTTGTATATTCTTCAGTCTATCGGGATTGAGCCAAGCATAATGCAGAATCTTCCAGTCTTCGGGTGTTTCTATCTGGACATATTGTAAAACTCCGTCGTAGGTGATGTGTGAATGGTAGCCTTCGGTGAAGTATAGGTTCTTGTCGTTATAGAAAATCTTATTGACGTTAGTTCTGACCGGATTCTCAAAATGATGCAGTGGGTCTTGGATTAGGTTGTAGAATTCCATTCCCATTGTAATCGGCGCGGGATGAGGTTCGATTCTTACGCTTTCAATGAATTCCCGATAACCTTCTCCGACTAACTTCTCGTCTTGGTCTATATTCACTATCCAGCAGTCTTTCGGCATCTTCGAGAGCAGCCAGTTTCTTTGCTTGCTCATCTCTTCGAAAGGATTTTGATAGAGCGTGAGGTTATAGACTTTCTTATATTTATTTAGGAGTTCCCACGTTCCGTCTTTTGAGCCTCCATCCACTATATGAAATTCATCCACTATCGGATAGACACTTTCTATCGAGCGAAGTATCTCGTGAATCCCGTCCTGGCAGATTAGGTTTCCAATAATTTTTGCCATTGTTTTACGATAGTTGACCATTCGTATGTTTTCTTCGCCCATTCTTTATTTCCAATGTCTCCGTTTTCTATCAGGTTTATATATTCCTCATTATGTTGCGCGTCTCCGAAGGTCGCTTCCCTGTCGTACCATCTTTTGCAATCCGTATGAACTTTTCTGCATTGAACCGTCTCATATAGTGCGAAAGCGTCGGAAGTTGCCATTCTACATTCTGCCAGTTGTGCTTTAACCGCCGAAATACAGTGAATTTCTGCAAAGTCGGTACAATATGCGAATACACCCGCTTCAAGGTACTTTTTGGCTATCTCCCTATGGTTAATCATATATCCGCCCTCTGCGCGCCCCTCAGACACTAATAGATTGAATCTAGCGACCTGTGTTGCCTTCCACGCCATCATTTCCTTGTTATCAGCTTGGAAGTCTGAAAATATCTCCCATCCGTAATACCAGGCTAACCTCCAAGGCTTATCCGGTTGCCTCTTGATGAGTTCCTCGAAGATGTCGAGCGTTGCGTCTAAGTGTCTATCTGGGGACGAGGTATTCAAAATAAGGTATTTGTTCTTTTCAACCTTTTCCTCAAATAAACTAGGATCGACCCCATTTGGAATAACAACCACTTTGTCATCCGGTACATTCGGAAACAGTCTTCGGTGTGCCTTGCTCTTAACGAATATCTTGTCAATCTTTGCCACTCTTTCGGGTGTGAATTCTTCTTTGGGAAGGACATCGTGCAGGTCTAGGAAAATCTTTGTAGAGTTTATCTTTATATCAACGGGTTTGGGGTGTCTCCAAATAATCGTCGCGTCCTGTTTGTCTTTGGGATTCCATTCCCAGAAAGGCTTGTATTGAACGCCGTCGTAGACCTTCGCACCTCCGCAGTTGTTATAAACTGTCACATTCCAATCTTTTGAAAGACCTTTCGCGAGATTGATTACAGCTTCCTCGCTTCCGCCAATTCCGTCTTTCATCGCTACATCGGGATTCCAAATCTTTGAAGTGTATGAGCAATAGAATACAAGGTCTTTTCCGCTTGAGGTTTCTTTCACGAACGTAGCATTGTAAGCCGCGCACATCTTGGGGTGCTGTCTTATCCTTGGGTCCATTTTGTCAAAGTACTTCTTTAGTTTCTTTTTATCTTTAATCTGCAAAATATCGCTTGTCGCTTTTTCAACTTTCTTGGTTATTTCAAAAACATCATTGAAAACTTTAGCCTTGTCTTGAATTCGTTTGTCCTTTGGAAACAGTCTTTTCAGTTCTTCCAGAATCTTAGTCGCCTTTTGGTATTCGCCCGTTTCAAGGTATATGTCCATCATCTGCATCAGGGGGTTGTAGTCGTAATCCCTGGGGTTATGGACAATCATCGTCATATCCGGTTTTGGTAATTGGAGTCCTATCTCTAGGAAATTGAGAGCCTGTTCAAATCTTCTGTCCTTTCTTAATGATTCACCTAGTTTGAAAAATGCGGCGGGATAAATCGGCCTCAACTCCATTGCCCTGTATAAATAAGTCCGGTCTTCGGCCAAATCGCTTAGAACTAGGTAGGCTTGATACTTTTCTTCATCTGAACCGGAGACTTTCACGAACTTTTCAAACCATTCTATCGCTTTATCCGTGTTTCCCACCCCCCAGTTGGCGTTTGCCATCAAATAATAGCTCTTTGCTTCGGTTGGTTCGTCTTTTAACGCCGCTTCAGCAATTTCTAGGTTTCTTTTGGCATTCACTGTTGCTCTTTTCCCATCTGTTAGGTGCAAAACTTCTATTTCTTTTATAAAATAACTTTCTATTTCTCTATTATTCTTAAAATCCTCGTGAACTCTGCCAACCCACTCGATGCATCCGTCATTTTTGACGATTCGGGTCTTTAAATGCTTTACAGTGCAATCTCCGTCATTGAAATCATATAGGTAGAACATCACGCCACAGTCTATTGCCTGCTCCTTCATTTTTTCAATAACTTTCGGCAGGTGTTCTGCTCCTTTTAGGACATCATCAGCATCGAGCCAAAGGATATACTCGCCTTTAGCGTGGGAAAAGTTGAAGTTCCTGGCCTTGGCGAAGTCATTTATCCAATTAAAATGAGACACATTCGCTCCGTACTTCTGACAGACTTCCTCGCACTTCTTGTTTTCTCCCGTGATTGTGATTTGAATATCTCCAACATACGGCGAAACATAAGAAAGGCATCTATCCAGGAGTTTAGCTTCCGCATCCGTGGCTTTAGTTATCATACAAAGGCTAAGCATATTTTTTGAATTCAGGACTTAAATGTTTTTTCGGTGTTTTCTTGAAATTAGCAATCACCTCCTCCTTGGTGTCTCCAATTATATTTCTTTCGCCATCCACATTGTCTATGCAACTCCACAAGATGAAATATGGTTTATATGGATTGTTGTCTATTTTCTGGACAAGTGATTCTATTTTCATAGTTTTTCCGCTGCCCTAAAGACATTAAATTTTTTAAAGAACCATTGGCTTTCCGCCGCCCTTTCCGCATCTGTTCCGTGAAAGAACAATCTTCCTTGTTGGTGAAACTTCATCAGCTCGTCCATTGCCTTACTAAGCGTTTCGGGAATTGAACCCGTCAGTCGCATCTCTTCCATTGCTGTATTGGTGTCTTCTTTCATTCTTCCAAACTTCTGGTCTGACAATCCCACTCTCTTTGCTCTCATAAACCCAACGAATCTATTGAATTCTTCTGGGTTGTTTCTTATCCACGCCCTCACGCACGCCTCTATGGCTTCGCGCCGTGCTATCGGATTTGTGTCTTGTCCTTTACCCATTTGCCTTCAAACCTGCGGATAGGCGGTTTGACGACCCATCCGAGGCAAATTAAATTGTTTAACTTGTATCCTTAAGTTAGGAGAAATCCTAACGCATAGTAGTTGCTGTTCGCGTTCTTGTATTCTACCGTGAACTTTCCAACGACTGCGCGCTGATCGTAATCGCCGGATCGTGCCAAACCTGTGTCAATCATCGGTCTCTGAAGGAAAGCGATGCCTAACTTGTCTGGGTTGATAGCGAGAACTCTGTGCGTGGTGTCGCCGGATTGATAGATATAGCGGTGAGCGTGGACTTGCAATTTTCCAAATCCCGTTTCGACAATTTGTTAATCCTCTTGCGAGGTGCTAGGTCATTTCTGCCTAACTCTCACGATGTCGCGTGAGGTCGGACTATATCATCACCAAATCTTTCATTTAGTGCTTGACGTATAGTCTCTGAGGATTCATTTCGGTTTAATGTTTTAATCTCGACAAGTATATCTATTTCTCTAGGAGTGTATGCCATTGTGATGGGATGCCCCTTGCTGTTCTTCCATCTCTTCATCTTGTTCCGGTTTAGAATATACTCTTCTAACAATTCAGCCTGCTTTTTTTTCCCGATTAAGTATTCTCTCAGTGTTTGAATTGTTTTTAATACCGACTTATAACCATCTATCCTTATTTGTTTGCAGGGCTTGCTCCATTTCCCGTTTGCCACTCTTACGTCTGGTTTTCTGTGGGTGTAGTGTTTCGCAACTCCGATTACTTCCAGTATTCTGTTGCATTCTGTAATAATCTCTTCGTTGGAATTTACTATGCAAATGAATGGGGTTAGCCTTACGTGTTCGTGATGTTTATAAGTTTGCATTGAGATTGTTCCCTCGCCGTCTATTATGCCAGCGAGCCAACCAAAATGTCTTTCCTGCTGATTATCCATTGGTTCATCCATAATGTTTTCACCTTATAGGTAATTATGGTTTTAAGAGTTTCCAGCATTTGGTCAAGTTTTAGATGTGCTCGATTAGTTAACACATCGACTGCCAACACAACTTCCTTGACATTCGTCCCTGTGACAACATTGGTTGTTTTGTTGGTGAAGTCATCTGTCTTATCTTTGAGAACTTTTCCAAGGAAGAGGTCGGTGGCCACATCGCCGTTCGACTGGTTCCAGCATTCTGCTTGCAATCCTTTGAGGATAGAAGCTGACCATACTGTACCAGAGTTCATAGCGGTGTAGGTATTTGCCGTACTGATTCCTTGAAGAATTCCACGGAATTTCGGAGCCGTTCCAGAAGCACCCGTGACGAGTGTTGCTCTCACAACATCGAATTCAGCGGCATTGTGCCAATCAACCATGGCTTTGGCGGTCTGGCGAGCCAGTTCGTTTTCGCTATGGTAGTGGTCAAGGAGCTGTTGAGTTTTGGTAACCTGGAATGGAATTGCAATATTCTCTATGAGGTTCGTGTCGCGAGAAGGAGCTGTTCGAGTAACTGAGGTGTAATCCGTATCTTCGGCTACGGCTGCTGTAGCAGCGGTGCGATATGTGTCGGTGAGGGTGCTGTGGATTGTGTCCGTAGCAGAACCCTTCGGCAACATATTGAAGATAGAGCTTTCCTGGGCGGTGAGGTACTCAATGAGACCTAATACATCTTCTTTGCGAGACGCATCTCCGTAAGAGGTGAAAATATTTGCTGATGCCATCTATGTGAAAGCTAAATAGCTCCCATCTTTTTCACGAGTTCGATTTTTTCGTTCTCGTTTAAGCCTACGGTTCTTGCCTTATCGACAAGACCTTGGACTTCTTTCCGTTCGGGAGCAGATAGCCTGTTTTTACTTTCTACAACTGTTTTTTCCTTTTTAGAGGCTTCCACTGCACCCACATATTCTTTTACTTTTTCCCAAGCATCTGGGAGTGAGAGCCCATCGGCTTTGGCCACCGACCTGACAAGGTCTAAATGTTCCTTAGCTTCGGGCTTCTCATAGACGAAATCACGTTCGGTGACGGCTTGTTCCAGTCCTGATACTTTAGTCATAAGTTGCTCCAGGTCAGCCTTCGCTGGTTTAGGAGCCTCTTTGACTTCTTTCTTTCCAACGAAAGAGGATAGATTCTTATAATGCTTTTCAGCATCAGCGTCGTCTTTGAATGTGCGTCCAGAGATTTCCTCAAGTTTAAGGGTGAATGCGGATTTGCCTCCAACATCCTCGGCTCCTGGCTCTTGAGGGGTCTCTGTGTCCGGTTGGGATTCAGAATCTTCGAAGAGATTCTCAATTCCCTCGTCCTTGGATTCCTCTTGGTCGTCGGTTTCTAAGGGTTTGTTGTCCATTTTGATAAAAAGTTAAGGGTTAATAAGCGTCAGGTCGACCTTCCTGGCGATCCCTATCCAATCGACGAAAGATGCTCTCCTCTTCGGATGGCAATTCATCGACTGCGTAGGCTGTGTTAAATATATCTGAAATCCATTTCTCAATGATTACTCTGGCTGTTTTCTTGGCGGTGAACTCTTCGTAGCTGGTTGAGTCCAGTTCTACCTGCCTAATTAAATCCGCCAATGCCAAGAGGGCGTCTTTGTTGTCTGTTAGGAATTTCTTGGCGGTTTCTTTTTTCATCTAACTGGTGTTGGTGAAAGATTGGCTTCAGTTGGCATTCCCTGCGTAGCGGGCTGGGGATTCTGCTGGGTTGCTTGCATTGGCTGTCCGGTTGTTCCCGGCATCACTGGATTTTGGGATGGCTGCAGTCCAGCTTGAGCCTCTATCTGCCTTTGGATGTCAGGCGGAGCGTCTTTGTAATTCAGGCTTTCGGATGGTGATTTTCCTTGTTGCGTTTGGGGTTGCATCTTCTGAACCATTTTTTCCGCATCTAGTCCGAGTGTGTCGAATATTTCACGAGCCACTCCATCCACAGGCATTCCCAATCCTCCTAAAATATTCATTGCTTGAATTAGCTGATTGACCATCACACCTTTATTTATCTGTTCGTCACCGATTTCTATGTCTATGTCGAACTCAGTGTTAAATAAGTCTTTGCGAAGTTCCGGGAATCTATCTTCTCCATATTGAGCCATTTCGGTAGCCAGTTTTTCAATTTCCATCTCCTGTTCCTGCTCGAACTTTTGGATGGCCGCGTTGGCGTCATCAATGCTAGTGAGGGGTGTCCTTGCCAGAAAGTCGGCGAACTCTTTTTCCTTTTTCTCATAAATAACCGCTTTGGCCAGTTCTCTGTCAAGTTCCCTTAGGGCGTCTACACTTCCGGTAATTCTAACTATTTCTCCATTCTTGATTGTATCCCTGATAATGGGGATTAGTTTTTCTTCGAGAACCTTTTTAAGATTAAGGAAGATTCCCTCCATAATCAGATTGTATCCCTTCGATGTTCCGCGCTCTTGAATCAGGGCATTGGTGGCTGGCTGTTGGGCAGCTTGTTCATCTGTTATTTGAGTCTGCGTAACTCTTTGTCCCCACAGGTAAGCCTGCTCTTCGTCTTTATAACTTGATGGATCAACTGTTCCGGTGTCTAGTCTGGTTATGTCTCCTTCCTGTGAGGTCTTAATTGCTCCGGTTGAAAAGAGTCTCTTGAGTTGTTGCGGGGTGATGTTTCCTCTCACCTCCCAAAGACCAGCCTGGGCTATGCGCGCCGTGTTTAATCTGATATTTATAATCTCGTTCAAGTATGTCTGAATCTGAAACAACACCTCTGGCACTCCTCGTCCATCGAATCTATTGACCAAATCTCTAAACTTAAACTCTTGATAAGGATGACCTTTTGTTTCTTCCATTTTGTGAACGATGTACGAATTGCCATTGCTTGAATAGCAAACTTTCCCATAGACATAATCTTCGTCCTTTTCGTTTTCAGTGAAGACAAACTTCGGAAAGTATCCATAGCGTTCATAGACTTCGACATAAGGAATTTGAGTGTTCTGTCCTCCTTGCATATCAAGTCCTGTTCTATCTAGGCTCTTTGAACCCTTTACTTCTTCTTTGTTGTTCCAGTCATAGGCCTTAAATTCCGGCAAAGTCAAAAGATTTCTTTCAATCACTGGCGTTTCGTCTAGGTTTGGCGCGGTTGGGTCGACAGTCATATTCAAGCGGTCAACTACCCTCAATTTCATCTCTCCGCTTTCTTTCCATACTTTTAGAAAAGCCGTTCCGTCAATGACTATGCTTCGCAAAAGGTCATTCAGTTTCTTTCCAAAATGAATCTTGTTTAGGTAGTATCGCAAAACATATCTGAATATTTGAGCGACTTTGTATGAATCAGGCTTCTTGGCTTTGACTTCGATGTCCTTGGTGTCTATGTCTATGTTCTTGAGAACTGTTTCGACTGTCCATTCAGTGAAAGGAATAAATATCTTCTTCCGGCCGGTCTGGGGGTCTCGTTCTTCTTCAAACACTCCGAAATAGTTTCTTCTGGCTCTTTTAACCGCCCGTTGCCCGTCATAAAAAAACTCGTCCGTAACATAGGCTTGGTCTGATTGCCATTCAGATAATTCGTCTTTGAGAATCGCTATGGCTTTTTGTTCCCCCGTTGTGGGTTGGTATGTCATATTGTTCACCAATCTGTTTGTGCAAAATTTTCAAATCTTACATCTTGAGTTGGTTGGTTTGTATATAAAGCGTATCGTAGGGCATCTAAAGCGTGGTCATTCTCTTTCACTGGCTTCTCTGGTTCATTGTTCTCTGGTTTCTTGTCCGGGTATCGGTAGGTCTCCAGCTCCCAGATTAGGTTCTTGCAGTCGGGATGGATGTGGATTCTTCCTTGCTTAAATAATTCTCTAATGTGGTCAATCCCCGCAACAATGTCTTTACTAACTTCTCGGCAATTAAGACCCGCTCTATTAAGTATTGCAATTCGGTCTGGTTCGGCGGGATCGGGGTAGACTTTGGTAGATTTGTATAGCCGTGCTTGTTCACTTATTTGTTCGGTGGTTTGTTTGGATTTATACCACTCTTCTCTTATCCAGTTATGTGAGTCCGAATCTATTTTAATAGGAATGATTGCCGCCGGATTTGTATATCCAAAGTCGATTCCAAGGATTGTGTCTGTAAATGTTTCCGGGAAGTCTGTGGTGACGTGCTTTTCTCTGCTAAATTCCTTATAAACTAATCCTTCTGTTTTTCTAAAGTCCGCCAAATACTCTTGGGCGAATCTGTCTTCCGGTATTTCTTTTTTAGCTTTGTCTAATTCCTCAATTGGAAGATGAGGATTATCGTAGCTTGTAAAATGAAAACTCTTGTAGTCTTTGTCTTCTTGTTCTTTATTGTATAAATCGTAGAAGTGGTTGAATCCTTTTGGGGTTGAGATGAACATCACCTTCCCCTTGGTGTCCGTAAGTGTTGGACGAATTACCTCTTCCCAGTTCACCCAGAAGTTTCTCATCATTGCTATTTCATCTATCACAATGAAATCAAATGACTGTCCCCGGAGCGTTTCAACTGCTTCCCATCCCCTTAGGTAAATCATTTGCTTGCCAATTCTTATCTCCAGCCTCGACCCATTAAACTCCGCCATCTCAAATTCTTTCTTTAACATTTCCCACGCTATGTCTCTTGCTTGCTGATAGGTCGGAGCTATATAAGCTATTCTTACCTTTCCAGCGGCAATCTTTGCGGCTATTTCTTTTACAGCCAGAGTGGTCTTGCCAAAACGACGACCGCAATTGATAACCCTAAACCGACTCTTGTCCCTCGCTATTGTTGCTTGTGCTGGATGCAATGCCATTTTGTTCTGCTAATTCTGGTTCAACTCTAATTATGATGGGTCGTCCTCCCTCTCCGGTCAGTTCGGTTGGAATCATCCTTGTAAATGCTTTCCCCAATTGTTCCGTCGCCCACATTCGATCTTTCTTATCTTCTCCCTCGAGCATCTCTTTTAGAAATGCAAAGAATGGTTCAGATAATGCCGCGTATCTGTCCCTTATTCTAATCTCTTCGTATTTTCCCTTTCTGCCCGTTTTCATTGATGCGTTAATTCTTTTTTTTAGCTTTCTTGTGCTTTGTTTTTCTTCCCACCCTAGTTGGCAAACTTTTAATAGACGGAGTTTTAGCCGCCCATTCTCGTGCCATTGCTGGTTTGTTTTTGAACATCCAGCGTGCTTGTTTTTTCGATTTAAACGGCATTACTTTTTCTTTCTTCCGGTTGCCGACATTTTAGCCATCTTCTTGGCCCCATATTTTTTTCTCCCGATAAAAGCGGCAAGTGCAGGACTGCCAACCTTTTTTGCGAGAGCCTTAAATCTGGCTCCCGATCCCAATCTTGGTTTTTTAGCCATAATTTTGTGCTTTCGCCCGCAACCGGGCGTAGTCCCCATACCATATTTTCAGGTATGACAGGATGCGAGCGAAAACAAAAAAAGGAGATGACGCAACAAACACAAGGGTGCTTATTTAGTCATCTCCTCCGATTGGCTACGGGCAGAGATTTCTATTAATAATATAATATAGTACTTTTTTAGTCCTGTCAATAGCCGTTTTTCTTTGATTTTTGCCCGCTTCTAATCATCTGTGGGTAATTCTCCAATAACTATTTGAAAATCCATTCTAATTTCTGGTATTATGGGCTTCACCTTGGCATAGACAATTCTTCCGCTGCGCTTGCTAATAAATACATCACAATCTTCCAATCTCTCCATTTCTTTTTCGATTCTGGCCTTATTGACAAACTCTATCTCAGTTTGTTCAAGATTCATAATCTTATATATTAAATTGCTTAGAATCTGGGAGAGGGTTTTAGACTCTTTAGCCGATTCCGTTATCAGCGGGGCCGTCTTGGACTTTCAACCGATGTATCTTGGGAAGGGCTGATGAGTTCCTTTCCGCAGCAACATTGTTCCGTTGCCCTCACCTATCCCAGAATCTAAATAATCTAAATCTCTTAGTGATTAGAGAGATTTAAGTTCTTCATGTTTTTTCTCCAAACCTTGATAGGTTATCACTTTTCCGGTTGCCTTGGTTTGTTCCTTAAGCCATTCCCAATCGGCGGCTCTTTCTTTTTTCATCCATTCGCTGAATTGAATCGGGTCGGCGTGCGCCCATCTATGACAATCTATACAAAGCAATACTCCATTCCTTATTTCGTGCCTTAGTCTTGGATAGCGATTCTTGCACTTTGCGTGATGCGCGTTATAGTTCAATCCCCGGCGCTTGCACCGCTCGCAATATTCCTTTTTGTGGATTATTTTTCCCCAGAGAAGATTGTTTTTTCTTATTAGCGGCTTCTTGGTTTTCTTTTTGGTCATAATTTCATTGATAATTGGGGGAAAGTTTGTATTTCTATGGCTGGTTTTTCATTTCCAATATATCTATATCCCTTGATGTTGTGTGGCGGATCTTCTTCATAAACTGACTCTATATTGGGGCTTTCCGATTGGCGGACTCTTCTTTCGGCATTTGATCGCTTATAACCGAGTTTGTCCACCAAATAATTAAACTCCGATACGGTCATATATCTTCTTTGGGCTATCTCGAAATTTAATGTTGATTTGAGGCTCATACCTATTTATTACAAGGAGGAGAGATTAGCCATAAGGATTTAGTTTACAGATGGCTTTTGCTATTTTACCAGCGCAAGCGTCAATCCGTTCATCATATGATAATTCCCACGCTTTTTCCCATTTATTTTTATATGCGGTATCTTTCATCTTGATTAAATTATCTATGGTTTTTCTTGGAAGGACGACGTTATAAGACTTAGAATGGAAGTTATTAGGAAATACAAATCCGATTTCTTCAGCAAATTCCATACTTATTTCTTCAAATTCTTCTTTCATATTATTTACTCCCAAGGTTTAGAAATTAGTAGGTTTTACGTTCCCAACTTACAAATCCGGGTTTCTTTTCGTAGATTAGGAAATAATATCTTCCAAACCACCTGGCGTCCGCAACAACCTTTATGTGTGTTATTTCAAACCCTGCGTCTTTAGTCAGTTGCAGTCTTCGAGGGGTCATCTGGCTGTTTAGTCCCGTGTTATTAACTAGAAATGCAATTCCTTTTTCGGCGATTTGTAATGCTTTTTCTGTGAATTTCCAACTTTGATGAAACGGCGGATTTCCAATCACCCAATCAACCTTTTTATCCCATAAGAGAAAGTCATCTCCATCCTCTATTTCGCATTCCGCACATTCTACCGGACAATTCTTCTGCCAAATCTTGTTCTTTCCGCTTCCAGCATCCAACGCCGTGTCTCCCGCCTCAAATGGAATAATCGCCATTAAGTCTTTAACCATCTGCTCGGAAGTATAATGGAAGCTAATATCTTTGGGCTTCGGTTTCATATTCTTAGAAATAACTTACATACACCCACAAGTTATTAGTTGTTCCCCGCAATTCGGACATCTTTCCATATCGCAACCCTCCTCGTGGTATCTTCCATATTTAACTCCGCAATCGTGGCATATTCTTTCCCTTACCGGGATTGGCGGGTTGCATCCCATATTGTCTTCTCCATAATAGGGAATCATCTTTTTTTTGCTATATTTGTCATTTGCCCTTTTTTGCTGGGCTAAAAACAATTCCCTGTTTTCTTTCCTCCATTTTTTAAGATACTCCCTGTTTTCTTTCACACTTTTTCTTATTTCTTTCATATTTTCTTTAATTTTATTTATTATTATACTAATTATCTCCAAGGGGGGGTTTTACTTTTTCTTATTTTTCATTTGTTTGTCAACCCCTACTCCCTAAGGTTTTTTACTTCCTTAGAATTCCGATTAAATAGTTTATACTTTTCTTGTTTTCCTTTTGGCAAGCTCGGTAGGCTTCGTAGATTTTCTGCTTCGGGTATTTCCACATTAGCCAGTAGCAGTTTGCCCTAAAGTAAAGGGAGAGTTCCTTTCCCATCTCCTGCCACTCCGTTGATGGCTTCTGTTCCTTCTTCCATTTTTTGTTTAACAGTTTTTCTTTTAGGGATTCCATCTTGATTATTGCATAATTCAAATATTTCTTCTTCAATCATATCCTTTTCGTGTTCGATAACTTTTAGAATAAATAGTTTTACCTCCGCAAATCCCAAATACTCGTTATCCATCACATCTTTCAACAATATATTCAATTCTTCTTCCCAATAATAGTCTTTCATATTTTTAATTATGTAATAATTTCCAACCCTTTTCCATCTCGGCGGTAGGCATAACTTTCCACGCTCCCTTTTTATTTATTGCGATACAAACTTCTTGGAACTTCTTGCCTATTTTCAAAAGGTGTTTCTTACCCTTGAATTTATAATGAGCCTTCGCTTCAATTTTGTTCGGATCGTATGGCTTGCGCGGCTTTGCTTTAAACTCAACAACACTTTCGCATTTCAAACAAGTCGCCGTGACAATTCTGGTGTTGTCGTCGAAAATATAAGTCCATTTATTTGTTTTGCATATCCTGCACGATTTCATCGCCATACTTTTTTATTATCAGATAGAAAAATAAATTCCAACTCAACCCACTCTTTTTTTTTGTCTTCCGAAGTGATAATATTGTTTTTTCATTTAGTCTAAATGGATATACTTTATAGGCCTTTTTCTCTTCTTTCTTTTCCATTTTCTATGTATTACATTTGTATATACCTATTGTATTACATAAACCTATCTCCAAAACCATATTAATTTAAGTCTAAACCTCGCTAGATTTGTGAGATTCCACTGATTCTAGCCTATGGTCTTCCTTTTCAGAGAAGATATGTAAAATAACACGCTCGCTTCACCTTTTGGACACTCGATCTTATGGTTAGAGCCTACCTATGCTCGCGGATCGAACAGTATAATCAGGTTCATCACGCGCACCCTTTATTTCAAGGGATTTCAGAATACTCCTGCAATTAAGAGCAAATTGGAGCCGGGTTGTGCGTATCTCTACGGCCAGCGCCCGGAGTTGATTTGCCCTCAATCGGTAATCGGTTATTTTTGAATTAGGAAACCGACTTATCGAAAACCAGATATTAAAAACAAAAAAGCAACTTTCAACTACTACCTTGCCTTGAAAGCGTTTCCTGAACGTGAAACAATTGCAAGGCAGTATGTGAAAATTGCCATTGTTGTTCAGGTTATTACCGCTTTCAATCGGTCTTTGTTTCAAACTACTGTAATTATCTTATAGGATTTTCAAAGTACTGTCAACCCCCTATAAACATTGACTCAAATTGACTTATCCACAAATACTTTATTCTCTTATTGGAAAGATTAGAGAGGGCTACAGATTACTTGATGTCCTGTATTCGTCTTCTTTGATCCTCTTCGGGAATTTCATCAAGTTTTGGAAATTTATCATAAGCCTGAAGTGCATAATAAATAGTTGAAGATGAAATATTTAAGTTCCGTCCAAGGTCTTGGA